ACGCAGTACACCGACGAGCCCGTCACAGTGCCGCCGTCGGCCCGATACGTGCGGATCAACACGACGGCCACCGCAGCCAGCGCGAGCGGGATCAAGACCAACATCGTCGCCCCGAACATCGCCACACGGCTGGCGGCGGTTGAGAACCTGGGCCTGGGCAACGTTGGCACCGCGCTGACGGCGTGGTCGACGCAAAACGTGACCGCTACCCCGAACTTCCGCGTCGGCTCAGGCGGCGTGGTCTCGGCCGGCACTGGCTACAGCTACGGTCAGTACCAGATGACCGGGACAGAGACCGGCATGCGGGCAACGTGTTTCGTCGTCGGCTCCGGCAACGCGCTCGCCTATTTCTACAGCGACACGGCCTGCACGACCTTCCTGTCTGCATCCTCCCAGATGGGTAGCCCGAGCGGCACGACCTACACCCAGCAGGCCATCACGATTCCGGCCGGCGCCCGCGGCGTGCGGGTGAACAGCGGCGTCGGCCACCAGCTGGTCGTCGACTTCCTCGGCATCGACCCGAACGCTGGGGCGAAGATCGCCACCATCGGCCAGTCAACCACCTGGAAGAACAAGGTGCTCGACACCTTCGGCGACAGCATCACGGCACAGCAGATGTGGACGCCGCAGCTGTTCGCGAAGTTCGGCCTCCTCCGGGTCGACAACCACGGCGTCGCCGGCACGCGGATCGCCTACAATCACAGCGTCTCGGACCAGACGTCCTGCTTCTGCGACGACGCCCGGATCAATGTGCTGTCCGCCGATGCCGACCTGCTCATCGTCATGGGCGGGACGAACGACTTCGGCCAATCCAGCGTGCTCGGGTCGCTCCAGACCAAGGACAAGCGCGCGATCTCCGACATGGACCCGTACACGTTCTACGGGGCGTGCGAGATCATGGCGATCAAGCTGCTGACCAAATACAGCAGCGCCACCCAGCGGCTTCTCTGGGCCAGCCAGACCTACGTCGACCCTGGCGTTACCCTGCCGGCGGGCTGGACGAGCCGCTACCTCAACCCGCTTGGCCTAAGCCTCCACGACTACAAGAAGGCCACCCAGGAGGTCGCCGACAAGTACGGCATCCCGTTCCTCGACATGGTCCGGGAGTGCGGTTGGTCGACCCCAAACATCGACACCTTCGTGCAGCGCGAGGGCGGGCTGATGTCGTGGACGCACCCGAACAGCCTGGGTGGCGATCGCATGGCCGCGGTCGTCTACCGCCGCATGCTCGACATGGCGCCGATCACCTAGTGCCCCTCAACCGACGCCCCAAGACGCCGGAGTACCGATGACCGTCGAACAGCTGCTTCAGTTCTACGCGCCCTTCGCCGGGCTGCTCGGCGTCGTGTTCTGGCTCGGCGTGCTGAGCAACCGCGTCAAGAACCTGGAAGACGACATCAAGCCGCCGGCGCACCTGGTGGAGGACCACGACCGCCTCGTCACCTTGGAGACGGAGGTTCGGGCGATGCGGGCCGAGCAGGAAAAGCAGGGCAGGGGCATCGAGGGCATCCAGCGCACGCTCGCCAACTTCGTGACGCGGCCCAACTCCATCACTGAAATCAGGACTTCACCATGAAGAACCACGAGTGGCTCAGCGAGCGCATGGTCTTCGGCCTGCTGATCTTCGTTGGCTACTTCGTCGTGGCCGGGCTGAGTGTGGTCCTGCCGCTGAGCGATGGACAGAGGCAATCGGCGAAGGACTCGCTGATCCTCGTTGGCCCGCTCCTCGGCGTCATCGTCAACTCGATCTGGAAGACGGACCGGATCGACCGGGTGAACGCCGACACGGCCAACAAGCAGGCCGAGACCATCGCCACCATCGCCCCGATCGCGGCGGCGGCCACACCGCCCAGCGCTGAGCCGCAGCCGGTGGTCGTCACCAACGCCGCTGAAAACCCGGTCCAAGTCACGGAGGCAACATGAACCTGCCCGACCGCTTCGCCGTCTGCCTTCCCCGCATCCTGCGGCACGAAGGCGGCTATGTGAACAACCCGCACGACAGGGGAGGGCCGACCAACCTCGGCGTCACCATCCCGACGCTCTCCGCCTTCGAACACCACGCCGTCACGGTGGACGAGATCAAGACGCTGACACCTGCGACGGTGGCGTCGCTGTATCGCGCGCTCTACTGGAACGCCGCACACTGTGACGCGCTGCCCAAGGGGGTCGACTACATCGTGTTCGATGCGGGCGTGCTCTCTGGCGTCGGACGAGCTGTGCGGGTGCTCCAGGCCCTCGTGGGTGCCGAGCCAGACGGTGCTATAGGCCCGCGCACCCTGGCCGCTGTGGCGACGATGCCGCCGACCGAGATCGTGCGGGCGTTCTGCTCTCACCGAGAAGCCTACTACCGCGGTCTGGCCGACTTCGTTCACTTCGGGCGGGGGTGGCTGAGCCGGCTCGCCGAGACGCAGGCTCAAGCCCTGGCGGATGCGTCGTGAGCGCCTTCCTCGCGCTCTTCGGTCTCCTAGGCGGCGGTACGGCCATCGCGGCCTTCATGTCGCCGCCCTTCCTCGTCTGGCTGATCCGCAACGCGAGTTGGTTGGCCCCCACGGTCGGGATCGTCGCCGTGATCGCCGTCTGCTGGAGCTACGTCGGCGGGCTCAAAGGTCAGATCCACACCGCCCAATCCCAGCGGAACGCCGCCGCCCTCGCCGACTTCCGCGCCCTGAACGACGTCATCACCTGGCGCACCAACTACGGGACCCTGGACGCCGCGCTAACCCGCCAGAGCGCCTCACTGATGGCCGCCGGGCACGCCGCCCTCGCCACACAGCGGGCCACAGAGGAAAGCGACAGGCGGGCCTCTCAGGCGGCTGTAGCGACAGACCGGACGATTGCCCAGCTACGGGCGGAAGCGGCGGCTGCACGGGCGCGGGGCGAAGAGCTTTGCGCGGCGGCGCTGCGGATCGGGAGGGGCGGGTAGTTCGCTGCGGGCCGGGCGCGACACCGGCTTCCCTTCGTCTTAACCGCATCCCTATCTGCGGGCCTGGGCGGGCTGTCTAAGGGTGGTGTGCACATTTGGGCCTGCGTGTCTGCTTTCCACGCCGCCGCAGCACGATGCTGTTAGCCTAGAATCGTTGAATCTGCTAATCTTTTTACGTCAAATCACCCACCGAAAGGACCACTCCAATGGAAGCCCAACACGTCGATTCCACCTCTGACGACCGCACGGTCAACAACGTCATGCGCCACGCCTACCGCGTGCTCAGCGACGACGAGAAGGCCCTGATGCAGGCGATCAAGGACGAGGGCCTGAAGTTCCACGAACTCGTGGAAAGCGCCGGCCAGAGCCGCGAGGTCTCCCTCGCCAAGACCAAGATCGAAGAGGCCGTCATGTGGGCGGTCAAGCACATCACGAAGTAAGGTGACGCGCGCCCAATGGCTGGGGGTGTCCGCAGTGTGGATGCCCCTCCTCCTCACCGCCTGCGCCACCACGCCCCCGCCGGCGCCCGTCGTGGTCACGCGGGATGTACCCGTTGCCGTCGTTACACCTTGCTCGCCCCAGCTCCGGCCAGAGCCCGCCTACCCGGATGGCGATGCGGCCTTGCGCGCCGAGCCGGATATCCTGGCGTTGGTGACGGACCTCCGCGCCGGCAGGGCTATGCGGATCGGGCGGATCGCCGAGCTGGAAGGCGCTCTACGGGCGTGCATGACGGCGGGCGGGGTTTATTGAGGGGTAAGCCGCCAGCTTCCTTCGGGGGCGAGCCGACCAATCTTGCGGAGGTCGCTCAGCACTCGTTCAAGTACGCCAATTGAAATTGGCAGCCTACATTCGGGAGCGATTGCTACGGCAACGTCGTCTACGCTTTCAAACCCGCTGGGGAATGCCTTTAGTACACGCTGGACGATGATTGAAATGCGGCCACGCCTACGCATCATGACCGTCCGATTGAGCGTGGACTCAACACGCTTGATCTCTTTTTCTTCAAGTTCCAGCGCTCGAATGGCCGCCTCGACTTGCCAGCGGCGCTCGCGGAGAAAGGCCCGGAATGCGCTCACGGTGTTTCCATAATGTCGTGCGCGTGAAGCCGTAGAAGCGGCATGGCGCTTTGGATAGCAGCATGAAGCGCTTCTAGCCGTGAGCCCCGATTTCCCGGAGGGGCACGCTCGACCTCCTGCGAAAGCACGGCGATAGCCACGAGCTGAAGTTTCATTTCCTGCTCTTCGGTCATGCGAGTATCCTAGCCTATTTTCCCCTTTGAATCCAACGCTGTGAGGCGCATATTGGCGGGGCTGCGGCGGTCAAGGCCGCGCGTTCGAGTCGCGTCGGGGGCTCCGGCCCCCGTAGCTCAGCAGGCAAGAGCGTGGTCGCCGCAGCAACGGCCAACCAACCCGCAATGGCCTTAACTGGCGGGGTTAGTCTCGCGGGGATGCGCTCAGTGCATCGTCGCGATGAGGCGGGAACAAAGACGGCGGGATGAACGGGCCTCCGGGCTTACCCGCTGGACAAAAGCCGTCCCTCAATACCCCACCAGCTTCCCCACCGCCCCGACCAACAGCACGACAGCCAGGGCCGGTATTGTCACCCATGCCCAGACAGTGGCGCGGTGGCGGGGGATGTTCACGGGTTAGTAGAAACCCCAGGCTTCGCATGCCACGACACGGGCCTCATGCTCGCTACGGCAGAGAATCTCGACGAAGTAGTTCGTATGCCGACGCTTCGTGTGCCGGTAGGCGTTGGCGTCAGGAACGCCCACCCACCATCCGTTTTCGTCATGGGTCGCGTAAGCTCCGAACTGACGCTCCTTGTCTTCGTCTCCGATTGGCTGACGCTCCGCCGTGACGCCTGCGCGAAGGTGAACCACCCCTGTTCGCTTGGCCGTGCGAGTTGGCACCCAATTCTTGCGCGGTGCATTCGCCCCGCCACGCAGCCGGAATTCCATTGCGGAGATAGCTCGCCGGGCCACGCCGGTGCGGCTCGCGGCTTCCGTAAGCGAGACGCCTTGTCGCCGCAACGCAAGCGCGTGACCCATCGGGTCGGGCTGCGGATCGAACATTTCGACGACGCTGGGCATTCAAATACCTTAGCAGATTCAACGAAACAGACTACAAGGATCGCGGCCTTCCCGAGCGTTAGGACGACCGTCGGCTGTTCATTGGCGGTGGGTCTCAAGGGGAGCGTGTTCAGCCAACACGGGCCGAGGTTCGCGCTCGGCAGGCCTCCATCACCCTCTCCTCATCCCTGACCCTGGGCCAGATTCTACGACGTCACCGGTTTTCGCTCCAGATCACGCCGGTAGCATGTCCAGTCCCGACTATGGCCGGACTGCCAGGCCCTTTGCAGGTCCGACATTGGAACCGCATGGCCGTGATGTCCGCCTCGTAGCCCTTGCGCTCGGCGAGATCGATTAGGTCGATCTTCCTGTCCTTCCGGCAGACCCCGCAATAGACGCTGAGCTGGTAGTGGCGCTCGGCGCAGTGCTTCGGGGTGAGGCGGTCGGGCATGAACGCATGGAGAACGCGGCTAACCCGCGAGTCAAGGCGCGAGCCCCTTGGAAGGTTTGACACTCGGCCCGCAACGCCTTAGCCCGCTTAGACGGGTAGGGAGCGGGTTTACAGGCTAAGTGGCTAAATTCGCTCAAAACCCATGCTCCCGTAGGGACTGCCAAGCGTTTTCAAAAGCTGTTGCACTACAATGGCTTGCGCGTGGGTTTGACAGGCGGGGCGGGAAGTTTGACGCCGGCCCGCTCACGATCCGTTCTCCAGCTTGTCCATCGCGGTGTCCGAAAGCCGCTCAATATCTGCGTCTTTCGTGTAGCGCTCGATTTCCGCGAGGGTCTGATGACCCAGCACAGCGGCTATTTCTTTCGAGCTACACCCGGCTTCCGCGAGACGGCGGCCGGCGGCTTTGCGGAGCCCGTGCGGCGTGCGGCCATTGAGCCCAGCCGCTTCCGCTCTCTCAACAAACCACGACGTAAACCCGGCGGCACTGAACGGCTTGCCGTAGCCCGTGAGCAGGAAAGTCATCTCGTTGGGGGCTGCGTCGATCTCTGCCCTCAGCAGGGGATGCATGCGGATGGCTACGCGCGCGTCTGTCTTGAGCTGCTGAACGTGGATACGGCCCGCCTTCACATGCTGGCGGCCAATGGTCACAACGTCGCTTCGACGCTGGCCGGTGTAGAGCAGCAGAGCCAGTGCCAAACGCTCGCGCGTTCCTGACGGCCACCTCTTTTCGAAGGCGGCGATGTCCTCCTCAGACCATGGCGTGAAACCCTTGGTCCGGTACTTGGGGGCCTCGGTGTCGCGGATAGGATTCTCTCCCATCCACCCCAGCTTGATCCCGAACCTGAACACCCGGCGTAGGCGCTTGCGCAGGTTCATGGCCTGCGCCCGTGACTCCATGCCCTCGAATATCTCGTCGAGCAGTTCGCGAGTGAAGTCTTTGACGAGGCAAACGCCATAGTCCTTGCGGAAGCGGTCCAACTGGTTGCGCTGGCTGCGTTGCGTCGAAGCCCGAAGATCGCGGAATGTGCCCGACAGGAAGTAGGCAGCGAGGAGCGCGGAGAGCGTGCCGGGCTTTGATCTCTCTGATGCGACGCCTTGTGATCGGTCTGGCGTGTTGGCGGCCTCATAGGCGGCTAGGAAGCCCGGTGAGCCCACGGTTGGCAAGGCGACCTTCTTGAAGCCCTTGCGCCTGTAGTAGGCCCGCTCACGGCCATGGCGGTCCTTGAACCTCTGAATGTACGGAAGGTCGATCTTCGCCACGTCGGTCATCCTGCGCGCCGTAGAATGGCCTCCACGGAATTGCGCGGAGCCACGACGGTCTCTTGCGGGTCAGCCGTCAAGACCTTCACGGCGCCCTCGGGCGAAACCTCGATTGACGTGATGACCTGACCGCATGCCTTGACCGCAGCGATGGCGGTGTCGAGCCTACGCCGCAGGCTTGGCAGATGGCGGGCTGGATAGCCTGCGGGGATCGAGGCGTCAGCCATCAGGCAACCTCGTCGAAAATGTCGGGGTGCGCCAATCGCGGCGTCCACCTTGCCGGGCACTGTGCGGCGTCCCAGCGGTCAGCCATGGCACGGGCGATGTTGGCGGGCCGGTTGTGGTTTCGCGCCACGTCGGTGCTGTCGAGCGAGGCGAACGGATAGCCGCCCGTCGTCGCCAACTGCATTCCGCGCAGCATGTGCAGCCAGGGCATCCGGCGGTGACGCAGGGCGATACCGTTGAACGCCTCGTCCATGCGTCGACGCCACGACGGGCTCAGCACCTGCCAGTGCTCGTCGGTCGATCCGACGCAGACGCGGGGCCACTCGTCACAAAGCCGATAGAGGCGGTCCAGGGGCTCTCCAGAGTGCCACACAGGGGCGCCGCGGTCGCCGTGCGGCCATTCCTTCAGAAGCGCGTCCTGCTGCTGCGACCCGGCGTCGATCTCGTCGGGGATCACGGCCCAAGTGGTCGGGTGGTCCAGCCAGCGGTCGCACCAAGAGTAGTAGCCGGGCCAATCGGTCGGCGGGCCCTTGGTGTGAGCTGTGAAGGCGCCGTTATCGAGGAGGACCGACTGGCCGATCTGGTGAACGATCTCAACTTGATCGGGTCGGGCGTAGGACACGCAGAAGTTCTTGCCAGCCAGGGTGAGAAGCACGGCGGAAGGGGTGATCGGCGTGCCGTGAAATTTGACGGTCACCATGCCCTCACCGACGCATGGAAGCCCTCGGGCCGGTCGATCTCTACGCCGACGCAGCCGTCCATGAGCCCCATAAGAGCGCGGGCCATCGCCTCACCGCTCCACAGCTCAGCGGGCATTGTCGTGCCCTGCCAGCCGGCCAGAACGCCCTTCAACAGGGATTGCAGAACTCGCCCGTCACGCGGCGGCTCAGCGCTCCACCACGCTTTTACGGTCCAGGTGTGCCAGTGCTCGCCCTCCAGGCCCATAGGATCGACGTGGCGGGCCGTGAGAGTGGCGCTGACGCCGGTTAGACAGACAGCCTCACCCATCGTCCCGCTCCACGTCGCACTGGCGGAAGGCAACGCGGGTCACTCGGGGGGCTCCGTGATGGCGAGGGGGTTCCACCTGAAGCCTCCGGTCTGTTCAATGTCGTCGTAGCCTGCGAACAGGCACGGGTCGGACATGCCGTAGGGGTTGATCTCGATCAGACGCTCGTAGTGGGTGCCGGGCGCGTATAGATCGAATACGATCTCGTCGAAGTTTTGGGCTAGGTGGGTGGTGTAAAAGCGCTCGGCAGCATCAAGCATGCGCTGGCCGAAGTCCGCGTCTATCTCACCGTCATGTTCGGGCGGCTCGTTGTAGAAATACCGGCTGACCCCGCGAACCTTACCGCCGCTCGCGAAGCAGCGAAATTCGGCGTCCTTGTGAAGGCTAACATATTCCCGCAGGCAGATGAACATCGGCTTCTTTGCGTGAAAGAACATGCAGCAGTCGTCCAAGGCCCGCTCGCTGGCCCAAAGCCAGGAGACTGCTTGCTTGCCGCTGCACGTCACCGGCGCGACCGGGTGGCTGGCGTCCTTCGGCGAGCGCGAGTTCAGGCGCACGAACCAATTATCCCAGCCCATCACAGCATCAATGCTGGCCGCGATCTCAGACGCCACCGACTCCATTACATCGCGCGGCTCGGCGTCCCAGAGACGCATCATTTGAGCAGGATCAACGGGGATGAACTTCGTCGGAAATGACAGGTCCATCAGCCCCGCCGGCCAGCGATCAAGGAACGTGTGCGAGACGCGCTCGTAAGCCATCAGATTGGTGACCCGCGACTCTTCCGCGCTGGGCACACGAACGATTGGCCAGTCGAAGCTGAGAGCCCCCACCCCCTGCGTTTCTTGGCTGGGTGAGGTCATGGGGTCTCCCAAATGAGCTTGGGTTCAAGGGGGTGCTTGTCGTCGCGCGGGCGGCCGGAGCGCGACCAAGACCCGCCGGAGGTCTCGCCGATCAGCGTCCAGCCCGCAGCTCGCAGCGACGTTCCTGGCTCGCTCTTGAGGGTGTAGGTTCCGACCTTCTGATAGCCGAGAGCGAGAGCTGCCTTTGCCGCCTTGCCGTACAGGAACGAGCAGGCGTTCGGCTCATCCTCCAGCACGCAGAGCCGGGTGACTTCGGCGGTGCGGCCATCTTGTCGCCGACGTGAAACCGGGCGCCCAACGATCACAACGCCGACCAGACGCTCACCGCGGTAGGCGGCTATGCTGAACAGGTGGCCGACTGGCTGGGTGTGGTGACGATGATATTCGGACACGAAAGCAGCCGCGTCGGCGAACTCAATCCGTTGGTGCGAGAGGCGCTCGCTCATCCCGCCCCCCGCGCGATCCGTGCTGCTTGATCCTCCAAGCCTCCCGTGGTGGCTTGGCCGGCACCGTCGCAATCGGGGCAGATGGCCGTTCCCTCATCGCCTTGGTCGCCCGGTTCGGGGGTTTCAAGGTAGCGTTCCCAATCGGTGACGATCTCGCCGTTGCCTTGGCAGGTATCGCAAAGCGCCCGCCTCTCCACCAGATTCCCGGCTGCTTCTAGAGCTTGGGCTTCAGAGGTCATGGTTGGGACTCTGCTTGATCCGCGGCATACCGAAACCCGAGGATGAGATTTCCCAGCGAGGCGATTTGCGCGTCTAAAGGAAACCGGCTCATCGCGGCTTCGAAACCATCCGCAAGGCTTCGGGCGACTGACGGCGGAAGTACCAGGGACATGCCGTTGATCGTGGCTGTGACCCACATCGGTCCATTCGATGAGGGGCGACCCAGGCCGATCTCCAGGTCAGAGTTATCAGGCGCGCGACGGTACGCTTCCATCCACATCTGAGTGCCGTCTTGGCCTGTGAGCATCACGCGAGCTTCACCCATCCAAGCCTCCCGTTGCCGGGGGTGACGAGAGGAGGGCGGCGATTGTCTTCGCGATCTCACCTGCATAGATGCGTACTGCGCCAGGAACGTCGGGGTTGTCCGCCACGCTGGTCCGCAAGTATCCAGCGTCACAGTCCAGCCGACACTCCAACTCCGCGATCCTCGCATCCTTGGCCGCGTTCTCGGCTTGCTGGGCGAGGAGGAGGGAGAGGAGACCGATGCAGGCTTCACGGCTGAAGGTATTGTTGAACTCCACCCAGGCGACCAATGAGCAACCCGGCACGTAGGCTTCGGCTACTCGCAGCATCGCGGGGAGGTCGGGGGAGGTCATGCCCACACTCCGAAGAAGGCGCGGACAGCTTGAACTGCCTTATCCAACCAAGACAGCTTGCGGATTTCCCAGCCAGTCGCCTGGCACTCCCAGCACGGCTGGATGCTATTCTTCGGCCACGTCCCGCTGCCGACAATCGCGTGGCGCTCGAAACAAACCTGGCAGGGGATGTTGTGTTTGCAGAGGCCCATGTCTCCGACCCACAGGGTGTGCGTCAGAGGCGGCGTGGGATCGGGGCTGTAGAAGACCCTCATGGCCTCTTCGAAGGGCGCGTCGCGGATGTAGCTCAAGACCGTCCCCCTTCATCGCTTTTCACCGGAGGGGCGAGGGCGGTGTGCGCCGCCTTGAACATGCCGCGCGTCAGGTCGAATGGGCGATGCAGGCCAGTGAAAGTGACCATCGGCGTATCGTCAGGCAGGTCGCGGGCGAACAGCCACTGACCGATTGCAGCGAACGGCTTCAACGCCTCCCGCAGCGCTTCCACCACCCCCACGTCCTGTCCTTCCACTGTCGGGGGCGGCGGGGCGAGGGCGGTTTCGGACGTGTGCCAGATGTCGATCCCGCAGGCCCACCCCGTGCAGAAGTATCCATCCGGCACATCATCCCTCGGGTGTGCAATATTCCCGCACCGCCAACACGCGATACTCTGGCGCAGTTCATCGGCCATCTTCGGTTCCTTTCAGGGCGGCGAGGCGGCGTTTGAGGTCGTCAGGACCGTCGTCTATGACGCCAAGGTCGCGGCAAATTCGCACGATGCGGGAGAGTGCCAGGGGGACCGTCATCTCGCCCGGTGCCCCCATGGATTTGGCGAGCAGCTTGATTTCGACCAGTCCCGCCTCCGCCCGCACCTTCCACTCCCCCACGCTCGTCAGGGGCGGCGTCCCGGCGTCCTGGGGCTCTGAGCGGGTGGGGGCGGATGCAGCACCGTAGATGATGGACTGCACGTCTGACGCCCCGAAGGCATGATCAAGCATCGCGGCCTCGACTTGCATCCGCGCGCCAGGATGAAGCACCCTCTGTGAAAGGCTTTGGTCCCTCGCGAGGGTTTCGGAACTGCACACGGCCACGATCTGTGGCTGGCGGGGGCGCAAGGCCCAGACGAGCCAGATGGGCACCCCCACCGGAACGGACGGCGAGCCTTGCGGGCGCATAGCGTGGACAGCGGCGTATAGGTCAGTTTTTCTTATGCTCAGTTCTTCTTGTGTATTGATCCAAAATAGAACGCGGTCAAAAGCATCCCACTGTTCAGACGGAGAGCCTTGCGGGGGAGGGGCGACAGACGCGAGGGCGAGGCGCATCTCGTTCAGCCGAAGCGCCTTCTGCTCATCCGTCAGTTCGGACCACCGGAAATCGCCGTGCCACTGGGCGTCGTGCGCCGTCCTCGCCGCCGCCTCGATCTGCTCCTCCGTCCATCCCCCGGCTTCGCGAGGGGCGGGGGACAGGGCGAGGAGGCGGTCTGCCTTGGCCCGCCAAGGTTCTTTTGCGGCCTCGTAAAGATCGACATACGGCATGATGCCGCCCTGTCTGAACTCGGCAAACAGCCAAGCAGCGTAGGCTTCGCGCCGCTGGGATTGGTCGGGGTGGTCAGCGGTCATGGCAGGGCTCATTCGGACGGAGGATGAAACAGGCGATGTGACGCCCCGTGCCGGCGCCAGGCTCGCCGGTCTCCGTGGACAGCCAGCGCACGTCGCCGAGGTTGCGGACCTCAGCGCCGGCCTTCAGGAGCATCAGCACCCATTTGTCGATTGGATAGACCAGGACGACGGTCTTGCCCTTGTCGCGCTCGGCGATGGCCTTGCGCGCCCATGCCGTGGGGCCTTTACGCTTGCCCTGGTGCATGATGGATCCGAAGGGCGGATTGACGTAGCTGGACGTTCCCCACTCGTTGGTGAGGCCGTCGAATCCCTCGGGCAGCGGATAGGGACAGGGGTCGAAGTTGAAGCTGAACTCCGCATGCAGCGGGCCATAAACGTCTGGCGGGGTCAGCCAGTAATGACGACCGTCGGATCCATTGCCGACGTGGAACTTATTCTCTGCCGGCGGCAGACGTGGTGTCGGCTCAGCGGGTTTGGCGGCGACTTCGCCGAACAGGTCGGTGTCCATCACGCACCCCCAGGCGGTGAAGCGAGGGCGGCGCGGGCTTCTGCTTCTGTGGCAAAGCACGCGACAGCATCATCAGCGACACGAACCGCCCAGACCGGCGGCAACATTCGTGCGCGGTCCATCTTGACCGGGTAGTGGCCCCCGTGACCGTAGTCAGTAAGCTCGTCGTATAGCTCGTCCGGCTCGTTGGCGCCGAGCTCGGAATCTTCTGGGTTCCACCACACGTCACCGGCTTCTGGGTCGGAGCCGTCGAGCTTTGCCAACTCGCCCCGCAGCCGTTCCACCTCCTTCTCCAGCCGTTCGGCCCTGGAGGCTTTGGCGGCGGATGCGCGGAGGAGGGCGTTGTGAGCTTCGATGATCTTGGCGCACTGGTCGACAGGATCGCCCCCGCCGCCGACCTCAAGACGTTCGCCGTCTTCCCGATAGATGAAGCTGATCTGCTCTCCGGTCGCGCCGCTGTAGGACAGCATGTCAGGCCGCGAACCGCGCCACTTCGCCAACGCCTCGGCGTCCAGCGCTTCCACGGGGCCGGTCATGCCGCCACCCGCGACTTCGGCTGATCGTCATTCTTGATCGTCTGCTTGAACCCGACGTTTCCAGCGACGTGGAAAACCACGATGCCTTCGGGGTCCATGAAGCCCGGCGCGGCTATGCTGCCACGGAACTCCAGTGCTTCGAGCGCATAGCTGATACGGCCTTGATTGAAGGCTCCGCGATACAGCGTCGGCACGACGTGACAGCAGGTTGGCCGCACCGCATCGTCATCCCAGCGCGAGACGTTAAAGAGGCTGAACCGCTTCTCCGTCAGACCGTAGCGGCGCTGGATGCCTGCGCCCCACCACTCGCCGAAGTGCCGACCCGGCCCCAGCCGCAGCAGCTCCTCGCGGTTCTGCTCCACCCACCGCGCGAAGCCGTGATTGTCCTGCTCCGGCGTGATCCAGCGGGTGCGCGACCCAGCGCGGATTTCGGTCCCATCGTCACCGATCCAGACCTGGGCGTTCGTGCCGTCGATCTTCTCGGTGACGATGATCTCGCGGCTGAACCGCGCCATCTTCGGGAACTCAACAAAGTCGTTAGTCAATGGGTTTGCTCCTGTGTGGGTCATGCTGCGGCTCGCTGGGCGCGCGCAGACCTGGCGATGTTGAGCAGCAGGTCGCGGAAGGCGGGCGGCGTGGCGTTGCGGATACGGGTCTTGTCCTTGCCGCCGATCATGGCGACCTGACCGATCTTGCGGGCCTTGGCTTCGCCGTAGCGCTCGATCATCCAGGCAGGCGGGGTACGGTCGCTCTTCGACCAGTCCAAGGCCGGCAGATCGCAGCCGACCGCGTAGAGTAGGGTCGGCTTGGGGGCAAAGTGGCCGTAATGGCGCTGGTCCACCTGACAGACCCACCCGCCATAGGCGTCCGCCTTGGTCCAACCCTCGCCGGCCCGCGGCGAACGGATGCCGAAATAGGGGAGGGCGCTGGACCCGGCTGGGTGCTCGACTATGCCGCCGTAGTTACGCGCCGAAGTCAGCGCGCTGGCAAAGCACCCGCCGTCCTCGCCGCGGCGGAACTGGTGTGGCTTGCGGGTCGAGCCATGCCAGAACCGGCCCCACCGCTGACATTCCGGGTGCGCCACAACCGGCCAGGGGCCGCGGTAAAGCCGCGCGTCGCGCTCTCGGTCCCACGGGTCCACCCCTTCGAGCCCGAAATAGCAGCCGCCGGTTTCGACGTAGAGCGCGGCGATCATCAGACGGCCCGCAGGTTCGCGGCTTGGACGCACAGAGAGCCGCCGTGGGCGAACTGCACCACGACATAGCCGAGGGGGCGTTGGTCGCGCTTGCGAGCCATGACGGTGGCCGTTTCCGACCAGTCATCGACCAGCTTGCCACCTGCGAAAACGCTGCGGCGGAAGGCGACCTTTTGCTTGTGCGAGAACATCTGCTTGTCTCCGTAGTTGATATCACCTAATTAGATGATATCAGTTTGTCCCGCAATAGGTGATATCGTCAAAATGCACGCCTTGGCCGAAAACGTGATATCGCCTATGCGTGCCAAGGTGGGGCGCAAGCGGATCAACGAAGAGCAGACGCCTGGCCGTTTCCCGGCCGGCACGCTGGCGCGCATGGACGCCCTTCTCGGGGAGAAGGAGAGCCGCGCCGACCTGATCCGCCTCGCCGTCGAACGCGAGCTGGAGCGCCGAGAGAAGGGCAAGTAAGCTCATCCTCCCCATCCCGTCCGCAGGGTGAGACAGAGGGCCGTGGGGTCGATGCCGGCGGCGGACCAGAAGGCGCGCTCGTTGCCCCGGTGCTGCTCGGCATGATGATGGGCGCAAAGCGGGGTCGCCCAGGAATCGTCAGGCTTGCGCTGCATCCCCGGATTGATCCGCCCGGCCGCCGCATCGCTGGTCCGAAGGTGCGCGGCCTGGATAGGTCCAGAGCATCTTCCGACGTGGGCCACGGCGCACGGCAGGGTCCGAAGCCAGCGCAGATAGGCAGGTTCCTTCACACGGCCCCTCGTGGCCTTCGGAGACGGCGCCCGCCCCTTGCTGGCGGCCTTGCGCTCTCGGCGGTTGAACTCGCGCACGACCCGTTCGGCCTTGTGCTTGGCTTCGCGCTCTGCGGCTGTGAGGGTCATGCGGCCCTCCAGAACTGCCTGATCGGCGGCAAGTCGGCGGCTGTGCGCCACCCAGCCTGATATGATCCAGCCGCGTGCTTCAGCAGGTTCCGCCGATACGAGTAGGCTTCTTCGCGGGAGGGGATGCTCATGCAGCGGCCCCAGCCGGGTTATTAGCCCGGTCTGGTCCCTCGCTGCTGTGGTCTGAAAGCTCGATGCCGTTCTGAGCCGCGAACGCTTCGATCAGCGTGATCAGCTCGCCCATTTCGGCGATGGTCATGTTCGACGTGTGCATGCCCAGCAGGACGAACCCGCCGTTCAGGCCGGGCACCACGTCCAGCTCGTTGTTCGCCGACCGCAGGGCCGCGGTCATGATGTCCTTCCAAGCCTCGACCGTCCGGCGTTGCCCCGACTTGGGCGGCCACTCGGCTTGGCGCGCAATGTCGGTTAAATGAGCGTGGAGACGTGCGTTCTGCGGCAGCGTCCGCTTCGGCTTGCCGAAGGTCAGCACGGTCCCGGCGACAGCGCTTTCCACCCAACGGTGGGCGAGCTGCCGGCGCACCTGTCCGTTCAGGACGATGGTCGGATCAGCGGCCATCACGCACCACCACCAACCCCGGCCAGAACCGGCGCGCGGTCGCCAGGAAAGTCGCCGACGCGCGCCGCGTACTCCTCGTCCATGGCGCGCTCACGGGCAGTCCAATCGACAGGCGGCGGGTCGCCGTCGTCCTCATCGAGGTTGCCAGCCAGCAGCTCCTCACGGCGCAGGGCGATCATGTCGCGGATCGGATCCAGCCAGGACCGCGGCAGATGCTCGGTGCGCTGGTCGAACTCGGCTTCCCACTCGACAAGCCCGGTCAGGTCGCAGGCGTTGATCTCGGCCTTGATGCGAGCGTCTTCGCCGTCGCGCTTCAGTTGGGCCGCAGAGGCGCGCTTGGGCGGCGTCACGTCCCGCATGTCCGCGACTGCCGCCGTGGGCTCTACGGGCTGCTGTGGGGCTTCCTGGCGGGCCTGCGGCTCCGGTGCGAAGTCCTGCACTTCCTCCGGCACATACATGCCGCTCGTCGCCATCGGATAGACCGTACGGACGCCTTCCGAGACGACGCGGGAGCGCAGCATCTGGCGCGGGTACTTGCTCCACATCGGTGTGGTGAGCTGCGCCTTCTTCGCGCGCTCCAGCGTCCAGTCGATCCGTGCCGAGCCGCCCGCCGGATGGCTGAATGTCGCGTCGGCGATGGTATCATTCAGAGCGTGCCATTCGACCTTGCCGCCGCCGGCCAGGAAGTCGCGCAGCATGGCGTCGGCCTTCTTGGCGGGTCGGCCGGAAATGATGTGGTAGTCCTGCGCTGCGGACGCAGGGTGGCGCCCCTCGGCCTGGGCGACGAGGCAGAGCGCCAGGGCTTGCTCTGGGTTCTGAACTCCGAAGAGCTTGGAGGCGGCGAAGGCGCGCGCCATCCGCTCCATATCGGTCACGGCATATTGGACGATGGCGTTCATTGAGCTTGCTCGATGTGCTGGTGGGGATGGTGGCCGATCCTTGCGGCGGTCCCGATCCCGGCGACGATCAGGCCTGCGATCAGGCAAATCCCGCCTAGGCGCAGTATCCCGGCCAGAGGGGGAGGCTCCGGGGTGCGGATCAGTGGCTCGCGGCGGCGGTAGTCGGCTGTCTTGCGGGCCTCGGTGTAGAGGGTGTCAGTGGTCAGGAAGTCGCTCACAGCGCACCTGCCAAACCGCAGTAGCCTTCGGTATGGGCGAACTCGTCGCGGCGCTTGACGACTTCCTGGGTGGCCTTGTTGAAGGTCTCCCCGGTCGACTTCATGTGCTCGACCACGGCCTGCAGATAGGCGGCGGTGCGCTTCTCTTCGGACCAGCGCCACGCCATGCACTCTGAGCCGATGCAGCGGGCGGGCACCTGGACGTTGGGGTTCGCCTGAAAAGCCTGCATGAGGGCGACCACTGGGGGGCCGCAGCACACGCGGCCGGACGCTTCTTCTTCGGTCACAGGTGGTCTCCACCGGTCAGTTGCAGGAAGGACTGGCGTTCCAGGGTCCGCTCGATTGCGTCCCCGGCTACGGTTGATGTGATTGCCCGCTCACGAAGCCGCAGGAGGGCTTCACCGAGGGCTTGGACGTCGGCGCGGAAGTGAGCGGCCAGGGTGGTGTTGTGGAGACGGTCAGCCATGCGCTCGAAGCCAGCCATGACGATCTCGGCTTCGTAGGGGGTGTACGAAACCTCCTTGCCGCAGACCGTGTTGATGACGCGGCCGGTCTCGAAGCAGGGGCGATAAGGCGTCAGGCCCGCTGCAATCCGGTGCTGCGCTTGGGCACGACATCCGTAGCTGCAGTAGAGGTTCGCCTTGCCGGCGCAGGGGAGGAAGCCGGCGCCACAGATGGTGCAGGAGGTGAGGCGGCTCATTGCGTCACCGCCGGTTGGGCGGAGGCGGGTGAGAGCACGTGCAGATTCACCGCGAGGCAGGACTGGAGGATGCGCAGGCACCCGTAGGCGTCCGAGTGCTCGACAGCGTAGGCGAGATCGGCCATCTCGTGCTCAGAGAACGCGCCTGGCAATTCCGAAAGGCTGGCGCCGTGCAGTGAGCCGGGACCTTTGCGCTGGTTGCGCTTCCGGGCCTCAAGGATAAGCGCGTCAAGCTCGTCGTCGCTCAACTCGTCGATGATGTCGCTATTGTCGATGTTGACGTAGACGCGGGGCATCAGCGCACCGCCTTCGCAGCAGCCAGGGCCGCGCTGAACCGGGCCAATTCACCTGCCAGCTTGGCGGATGGGGCGTAGGGCTTGGCCGCCCGGTGCTCGCGGACCAGCGCACCCGACCGCATCTGGGCCAGCATGGTCACCGACACGTCGAAGCGATCGGCGTCGTACTGGTCGCGGTCGGCCTGGGTCCACGCGGTCTCGCAGGCGAGGCGTTCGGTCAGGGTAGGGGCGGTGGTGTCGAAGGGCATGGCGTCCTCGTCGTTGGTGCATATTGCTTACCACGAGTAAGGAGCATTGCAACAGGAATCATTACAGACGGTAAGCATTTTTCGCCAACCGCGCTCAGGGTGATTCGTGCTTACCGTTGACTCTGGGCTAAACCCCAGGAATCAATGTTCTCGTTCTGTTCTAGTCGGAGACGAGAGATGGCAAAGGTTACGTTGTACTACACGCAGACGTTCTGGTGGGACGGGCGCAAGCTGGCGGCCAACGTGGCGAAGCGCCATAAGAAGGACGAGGAGGCCCGCCGGGCGGCTGAGCTGGCAAGCCACCGGAACGCTGGCGTGATCGCCTACAGCGTCACAGGGGACCCCGAATGGGACGATTGGTCCGACATGAAGGTGCTAGTCGAGATCGGCGAAGTGCCGGAGTTCGCCTAGTCGTTAACGGCTCGCTTCATCAGGGCCTCGATAAGGTCGGCGGCAGTTTCCTGCTGCTCTGGCGTTGCCTTGTCGAGCAGCTTCTGGATTCGCCGATAGTGCGGCGTCCCTGGGTCTTCGTCGGCCCAGGGCGTCCCGTTGTCTTCGTCGTTTAGAAGCCACTGCCACCGGACCTTGAACTTGGTGGCGAACTGCTGCGCCCTAGCCATGTTTAGCCTGGTGGACTTGGACGCCGTATCGGCCCGCTCGTAGGCCGAATAGGTCTCAGGGTCGTCGAAGCCCAACGCCCGCGCGGCGGCGGCGGCGGACTTGAACTGGGCCTTGCGCCGTGCCCAGCGCACGCGGTCCCACATCTCTAGCCGGCGCCAAGTGTTGTCGGTCTCCATCCTCAGAAGCTTACTGAGAACGTCCTTATCGCGTGTAAGGAATGCCTTGCGCATGGTGCTTACTGCTGGTAAGGCATTTTGCTCATGAGCAGAGCCGCTGACATCATCAATTCGCTCGGGGGACCGGCGAAGATCGCCGAAGTCACACCTCACAAGGCGGGAACTGTTTCGCTGTGGAAGCACCGCGGCATCATCCCCCGGAGAGCGTGGCCCGACCTGATAGACGCGTTCCCCGGCAAGGTCAGCATGTCCGCCCTTCGCGCCGCTGAGCCGCCGAAGAACGCGACCGCCGCCTGATGCCGTGCCCTCTCGCCCTTACTGCGATGTTCGTCGCCGCCGGGCTGATCGCCTGGGCGTTCGTGAAGGTGGCGCAGTGATGGGGCGCGTCGAACACATCGGTGATGCCACGCTGTACCTGGGTGACTGCCGGGACATCCTGCCGACGCTCGGCAAGGTCGACGCAGTGGTCACGGACCCGCCGTATGGCCTCGGCAAGAAGATGCAAGGCGGCACCTGGGGTGCGCAGGACCATAACTCTGGTTTCCTGAAGTGGGATCTCGACGCGCCGCACGACGTGGTCGCCAACATTCTGGCGCTGAATGTTCCGACCATTCTCTGGGGTGGCAACTACTTCCACGTACCGCCCTCCCGCTGTTGGCTGAATTGGGACAAGGTCAACGCTGTCCCCACCATGGCGGACTTCGAGCAAGCTTGGACCAATCTGGACCGACCGTCGAAGCGACGCGCGCTTCCCGTTGGCCGGGTGGAGTTCGGACACCCTACGCAAAAGCCCCTCCCGCTCATGGAGTGGTGCCTTGGCTTCGTTCCCGGCGCCCGGCTTATCCTTGACCCGTTTATGGGATCGGGCACCACGGGCGTTGCCTGCTTGGGCGCGGATCGCGCTTTCATCGGCATCGAACGGGAAGCCTCCTATTTTGACACGGCCTGTCGCCGGATCGAGGAGGCTTACCGCCAACCCCGCCTCTTCGCTGAGCCCGCACCTAAGCCGGTGCAGGAGGCGCTGTTTTGACGGCCCCCCAACCCCATCCACGTCCTCCCAACGCTCCCCCTGCGGGACGACGTGCGGCGGGGCGCAGTCACCGCCTGCTGCCCCGCCAGAAATCACGCCTGACACAGCGCCTCGCAAGCGCCGTTCAGCCACTTCATCGCCGCGCGTCTCAGGGCGGCTGCAGTATCTCGATCTTCGTACCTTGCACGGATGAGCGCTCGCAACGCTTTCGTGCAGAACTCCAAGGCCTTCGCTCGTCCCTCCACAGCAACCCTCCGTCTCAGTGTGTTCAACATGACTGAGATCGGCTGGGAAATCGTGGGCAAGGATGACCAAGAACTCCCGTTGGGTAAGACCATCGGAGATGCGCTTCGTGACCTGATCCGTAAGCGCTGGAAGAACAATGCGGCAAAGGTGATCGAGCGGCGGTGGGACCTTGACCCAAAGACCGCGAAGAACCTCACCGCCGGACACTGCTCTGAACGGTCGCTGACCAAGGCCGCCAAGGCCGAACGGTGGGCGCTCTGGATGGCTCTCGGAGAGGAGCTGTTTGAGGAGACCTACGATCAACATCTGAACTCAATCATCGAGGAGACCGCCCGTGCGAAAGACCGCATGGAGCGTCACCGCGCGTCGGTTCGTCACTTGGAGGCGCGCGCCTCTGAGCTGGTCGATCTGGGCCGTGGGCTGGGCGCTTAGTCAAATGAGCGATGTGTTCGCCAAGCATGGCACGCGGCTCATGACCTGGGCCGTCATCAGGCTCGAAAAGCGGAGGCGCGCATGACCAGCCGCTACGCCGCCATGAAGGCGCTCCGATCCGCCAAGATGCGTGGGGATACCCGGGGGGCTCACTACGCTGCCGAGCGCCTGAAAGAGGCCACCCACGCCCAACTCCGGGCCGAGCTTTCCCCCCAGCCCAAGCCCTCGCTCCTGCGCCGGGTGATCGGGAGGTTTCACCATGCCCGGTAAAACGCTATGGCCGCCAGAGCGGCTTGAACGCCTCCGCAAGCTTTTCATCGACCAGCGCATGTCTGCTAGCGCCTGTGCCGAGAGCATGGGCAACGGCCTGACGCGCAGCGCCGTCCTCGGCGTTGTCGATCGGCAGGGATGGGAGCGTCCGAAGGACATTCGGGAGCCGTGGCCGGAGGAGCGGGTAGAGCGCCTCCGCGTGCTCTACATCGAAAAGGGTATGTCCGCCGGCGCCTGCGCCAAAGAGATGGGCGACGTATCCCGCAGCGCGGTCATTGGCATCGCAGTGCGCCGGGGCTGGGCGCGCTCACAGGAGGTGACGTCGCAGAACAATCGCCGTGCGGGACAGATCGGTCAAGGAACTCGCGCAGCCGCACTGAAGCCCATCGTCCGTGCGAACTGGGGGGTCTTCGAGCAGCCCAGTGCCACGGCTCGCCCCTGGATTACCCGTGTCTTCGGCGAGTGCGCTTTCCCTGTCGGCGGGGAGGGGGCTGACACCCTGTCATGCTGCGCCGGCACTGGCGGTGAGTCCTACTGTGCCCACCACCGCCAGGTCATGCGGGCATCGCGGGTTGGCGTCACCGAAAAGGCGATGGTCCGCGATGCGGAGTGGTGGATAGCCCGTGCCCAGCCCGACCCGGACGCCTGGCTGGCAAAGAAATCAGGAACGCTGAAGCCCAGCGCTGCGGCGTTTCAAGGCAAGGCGGCATGAGCGGCCCCGCCATGACCTATCGGCTTGTGTCACAGGCGGTCGACGAAGTGATTGTGGACCTCGGCGGCAATGACCTTGAGCGCGTGGTCTACATGATCGCCCGCGCTGCGCTGTTGCGCCTGCGCGAGACCAAGGGCGGCGAAGCAGCGGCGCAGAAGGCCTACAGCCTCGCCGACGAGATGGTGACGGCCAAATGATCGCCGTCCTCGATTCCGAACACGCCCTGCTGGGCGCGGCGATGTACGATCCACAGGCCTGCGCCGACGTGCTGGACCGGGTGAAGCCGGAGCATTTCGCCGAGCCGACGCACGGCCTGATCTGGGGCGAGCTTCGCAAGGGCGGCGTAACCGATCCCGTGCTGCTGGCGTCGAAGCTGGCGAGTGTCGAGGCGTTCGAAACGCTTGGCGGCCTTGGCTTCCTCGCCGACCTCGTTGACCGCGCCGTCACGCACACCGCCCCAGCCCATGCCGAGGCCGTCCTAGACGCGGTCCTGCGCCGCCGGCTGCGCGACCTAGCCGCCGCCACCGTGGCCGATGCCGAGAGCAAGCCGGGGGAGGGGGAAGCCCTCATCGTCCAGATGGAGCGAGCGGCTTCAGACATCGCCCGTGACTCCACCGGGACCGACAAATGGCGCCCGGCGTGGGAGATCACCGCCGGCGCGGTCCAGCGGGCACGGGAGCGGAAAGGCCGTATCGACCTTCCCACCGGCCTCGCCGACCTCGACAGACTGACGGGCGGCTTTCGCCGCGGCGAACTGGCGATCGTGGCCGGGCGCCCCAGCATGGGCAAATCCACCGCGGCCCTGGCCCTGGCGCGCTCGCTGGCGGCTTCGGGCAAGGGTGTGGCGTTCTTCTCCATGGAAATGCCGGACGTCGCCCTGGGCCTGCGCATGGCCTGCGACGTCGCCTATGACCGCTTCGCCCCGCCGCAGTTTCGGATCAGCTATTTCGACGCCGACCGCGGCGACCTGATGAACGACCAGTGGCGCGAGCTGAATGGCGCTTCCAAGAAGATGGAGGCTTGGCCACTGCTGTTCGACGTGCGGCCCGGGCTGACCACCTCACAGATGGAAGCGTGCGCCCGCCGAGCCTTCCGCCGCTGGGAAGCGGATGGGATCGAGCGCGGGGCCGTCATCGTGGACCACCTGACCATCGCCCGGCCCGATCAGGACCGGAAGGGGAACAAGGTCGCCGAAGTGGGGGACATCAGCCGCGGCCTAGCCGAGATGGCGAAGCGGCTGGACGTGCCGGTGATCGGCCTCTGCCAACTCTCCCGCGATGTCGAGAAGCGCGACGGCAAGGACCGCCGGCCCAACCTATCGGATCTGCGCTGGTCGGGCGAGATCGAACAGGACGCCCGCCTGGTGATGTTCCTCTACCGCCCGGAATACTACGTGCGGAAGCCGGAGGATGCGACGGACATCAGCGCCGAAGCCGAGTGGCGCACGAAGCTGGAGAAGACCCGCCACAAGCTGTTCTGGCTGGTCGAGAAGAACAACAACGGCCCCACGGGTGAAGTCGAGACCTTCTGCGACATCGCCTGTTCGGCCATCCGTGACAGGGGCGTGCAATGACCGCAGCCCTTCTCCGCAAGATGGCCGACATGGGCCTGACCCTCGAACAGGCCATCGAGCTGATGGAGACCATGGAGGCCGGAGCCTCGCCGTCGCCGCGCTCCGCCAATGCCGAGAGGCAGGCTCGTTTCCGTGCCAAAAGGTCAGAAAGCGTTACGGATAACGTTACAAGTAACGCAACAAGTGATGCCCCTCTTCCTTCCCCCACACCCCCTTCTAACACCAAAAACCCCACCCCCTTTACCCCCCTAAAGGGGGGAGTTTCCCCCTCCCGTTCCGATCCCGCTTCCTGCCAAGCCCTTTCTTCCGAGATTTGGCAGATCACCCCGAAACGCGGACGTCAGCGGAGCGGAAAGGCCAGCTTGGATCGCGCCGTCGCCGCGGTGCTGCGGAAGGGCGCCGATCCGGCGCGAGTGCTGGCCGGGATTCGGGGCTGCTACGCCAGCGACGACTTCGCTGAGCAATTCGCCCCAGGCGTTCACCGGGTGCTGAGCACGGGCCAGTGGGAGGCCTTCGCCGAGGGCGACGACGCCGGAAGCCGAACTGCCGGCTGGGGCGACGACGAGTGGCGCACGGCCCTGGCGATCCTCAGGGAGCGCGACCAGTGGGACCCTGTCTGGGGCCCCCGGCCCGGCGAGCCCGGCTGTCGAATCCCGCCGAACCTCCTCCTGTCCGCCGCCTAACCCCCCATCCCTACGGAGACTGCAAGACATGGCGAGTGAGAGCGACCTAATCCACCGGCTGGCGAAGTTCTTCCGCGCTGGCATGGCTACGACATGGGAGGCTTGCGATTGGGACGGAGCGGACATTCAGGACACGGCTGAGAGCCTTGGGCTTGTCGTGAAGGCTGCCTACGACCCGGCTACGCATGGCGATCACGGGCTGGACGAGGGCCTTGAGCCCGGCGACGAGTGGTTCGTCATCGCTCCAGAAGTCCGCGCCCTCACCGACTCCTCGAAGGAGACGACACATGCCGGGTGAGATCGAAGAGCACCTGATCAACGTGCTGTCGTGGTCCATCAGAGCGCAGGAGAATGCGCTGAAGCACGTGTGCGATCTGCGCGATCTTAAGGTCGGCAATGGCCCGCGCGTGTCGAGCGCCATCGAGTCCATCGGAACGGCGGGCATCATCGTTGCCGAAGCTGCTCATGCCCTCGGAAAGCTTCGTACCGACCCTCCCTCACCCACACACAGGGAGACGGAGACGTGACGTTCGCAGCAGCTACTTTCGTCGCCGGTTTCATCGTCGGCGTGATCGCGTGCGGCCTGATTTTCTTCTGGATCGACCGCGGCGTGGGGCCACGATTTTGATTTCCCCCAACCCCTCGAAGGGAGAGCGGTGATGCCGAAGCCTGAAGACGACATGATCGGCAGCGGCGGCAATCCAGCGCGCCGCGCTCCACCTCCCGCGCCGCCACCGCCTGCTCCAGCCGCCTTCAAAACATGGGAGCGTTACGAGGCGGCTATTGAGCAGAGACGGCGGACTGACCGTGCCTTCATGGTCTGCCTGCTGCTCTTCGGCGTCGTCATGCTCAGCGCCATCACGACCCGAGTGACCATTTGGGCGACCAGCCACCGCATAGTCGTGGAGACCACGCGATGACCACCGCTCCGTTCTACGCCCTCCGCGTCACGCATGAAGCAAGGGCGGCTGAAGACCTGGCCCGCGAGGGGTTCGAGTGCTGGAGTTTCACCTTCAAGCGCTATCGTGCCGCCGCCCAATGGGAGCTGCGCAACGTCTCGGGTCGCACCCGTGTCGCTATGCGCCAGGGCTCCGAATATCGGGCGCCGCTGTATCCCGGCTATGTGTTCGCCCGCATCCCCGCAGAACGCTTCTCGGAAGCCCTGGAGCTACCGCGCGTGTTCGGCGTGATCCGCGGCGCCGGCGACATGCCCAAGCCCATCCCGGACGGGCTGATCGACGAGATGGTCCACGAGGTGCTGACGTGTGCCCACGACGAACAGGTGCCGCGCCCGCCCAAGAACTTCGGACCTGAAGGTCGGCGAATGGTCATCCCGAAGAACAAGGCGCGCTCACGGAAGCGGCGGAAGGGTGCGACGCAAAGGCTCAGGCGCTGGATAGAAGAGACCGATCATCAACATCTTGCGCGAGCGGCTTAGTTAGGGCACATTCCCTAGTGAGCCGAACCGCTGCACACCCCATGGGCAGATGCCGGGTCGGTCGCAGCGGTCGCGGGCTAGGCCTACGACGACCGCCAGTGCGTAAGCCATGTCTTATAGTTCGCACCTAGTCGAACACCTCACCGTCCAGTATCCACCGTGTAGCGCAGTGAGCGTGGATCATGCGCGATCAGGCCCCGAACAGGCGCATTGGCGGCCGACCTGGCGCCCGACTCCGTGTCCGCCGCCTCGCTGCCGAGCCCCTATGCCGTGACTGCCTAGCCGAGGGCAGGGTGACCGCAGCCAACGAGGTCGACCACATCAAGCCCCTAAGCCAAGGCGGCACCGACACAGACGACAACGTCCGCTCCCTTTGCACTGAGCACCATAAGGTCAGGACCGCAGAGCAGTTCGGACGCCAGCCCTATCGGCCCAACCGAGGCGTAGGCGCAGACGGATGGCCCCTCTAAGCCTCGACTGAACATTAAAAGCGACAGATGCGAACCGATATCGCTTGATTTCCAACAGGTGGAACGCCCGGGGGCGGGCCAAAAGTCTGGGGGGTTTTCGAGCGGAGACCGGCCCCAAGTTTTTCGCGCGACGCCGCAAGTTTTGAAACCCTTCAGAGGTGGACCATGGGCACTCGCGGCCCCCGGCCTGAGTTGCCCGAACTCAAGAGCCTGAAGGGCAATCCGGGAAAGCGGAAGATCGAGCCCGCCGGCGTTGTCGCGCTGGGCGAGCCGTTCACCGCGGATCACCTGCATTCTGACGCCAAGGCGTGCGTCGAGTTGATCCGCCAAGTCATGCCGCCTGGCATCTATCGCCGGGCCGACAGCCTGATCCTCGCGAGTTTTGCGACGGCCTGGGCGCTTCACAAGAAGGCGGTCGAACAGCTGCGGGCCACTGGCGAGTACGTCATCGAGGGCGCGCGGGGACCGCAACCAGGGCCATGGGTCAAGATTCTCAACGATCAGGCCAAGCTGATGGCCTCGCTCGGCGATCGGCTGGGGCTGGACCCCAAGTCGCGGGCCGGGCTGAAGCTGCCGGACGAAAAGCCCAAGTCCAAGTTCGACGGACTGGTGGGCGGCGCCTCAAAGGCCCACTGAACCAGGAGCGCGCTGACCGCGTCATTGCGTTCATCGCATGCCTCACGGTTCCGAGCGGCGAGGGGCAGGGCGGCCCCTTCACCCTTCGGGAGTGGCAGCGCGAGTTCATCAGGGCGATCTACTCGCCGGCCCATGCCAACGGGCGCCGGAAGGTCCGCCGGGCGATCCTTTCCATCGCTCGGAAGAACGGCAAGACAGCCCTGATCGCGGCCATGGTCCTCGCGCACCTAGTCGGACCGGAAGCCGAGACGAACGGTGAAATCTACTCCGCGGCGAACGACCGCGAGCAGGCCGCGCAGGTCTTCAAAGTCGCCCGGCAGATTGTCGAGGCAGACCCCGAACTGGCCTCGCTGGTCCTGGTCGTCCCATCGACCAAGACGCTGGTCTGCAAGTCGAACGGAAGCCTCTACCGCGCCCTGTCCGCCGAGGCCGGCACGAAGCACGGCTACAACCCGACCGTCGTGATCTACGACGAGCTGGCCCAAGCCCGGAATCGCGATCTCTACGACGTCCTGGACACCTCCATGGGCGCCCGCGCCGAGCCCCTCTTCGTCACGATCTCGACCCAGAGCAACGACCCCGAACACATCCTCTCCAAGCTGATCGACGACGGGATCGACAGTCAGGACGAGACGACCGTCTGCCACCTCTACGAGGCCCCGGAAGACTGCGACCTGTTGGACGAGAAGGCCTGGCGAGCGGCGAACCCCGCGCTCGGCGACTTCCGGTCCTACGAAGACCTCGCGGTTCTGGCCCGCAAGGCGAAACGGATGCCGGCCGAGGAGCCGAAGTTCCGCAACCTGTACCTGAACCAGCGTGTCTCCCCGAGCGCGACCCTGATCGCCAAGGCCGACTGGATTGCCTGCCAAGGCGACGCACAATGGGAAGACGGCGAGGAAGTCTATCTCGCGCTCGACCTCTCTGCGAAGACCGACCTGACCGCCCTGGTGGGCGTCAGCGCGAAAGACGGAAGCCGCGTCCAGGCGTGGTTCTGGAAGCCGGCGGACATGCTGGACGACCACGAGCGCCGCGACCGCGTGCCGTATCGTCTCTGGTCGGCGGACTACATCGAGGCCGTGGAAGGTCGGAGCATTCACCCGCGGGCGGTGGCCCAACGGATCGCCGAAATCTATGCGAAGTTCACCGTCCTGGGTTTGGCCTACGACCGCTGGGGCATCGACAACCTCCTGCGCGAGTTCGACGGCGTCGGGCTGCAGGCGCACAAGGACGGCGAGGAAGGGGATGGGCTTCGGCTGATCCCGTGGGGTCAGGGCTTCAAGGACATGAGCCCGGCGATCGACGCGCTGGAAACAGCGGTCCTGCACGGCGAGCTGATCCACCCCGGAAATCCGGTGCTGACGTGGAACGTCGCCAACGCGATTGCGACGATGGACCCGGCCGGCGGTCGAAAGCTCGACAAGGCCAAGGCCCGGTTCCGCATCGACGGCGCGGTAGCCCTGGCGATGGCCGAGGGGCTGAAGGCGCGAGAGCGCACGGGGGAGGACCCAGCAATGGATGACTACCTCCGCAGCCTGGCGGCCTATGCATGAACTGGTTTCAGAAGGCGGTTCAATGGGTCCGGGTGCTCTCGATCCGCGAGCCGGAGCACTGGCGCCACGTCAGCAACACCGCGGCCTCTGGTGAGGCCGTCAATGACCGCACGGTCCTGTCGCTCTCTGCTGCCTGGGCGTGCGTGAACCTGCTGGCGGGGACAATCGCGTCCCTGCCGCTGATGGTCTATCGGACGGATCGGAGCGGAAACCGGACCGTCGCCAAGGACCACCCGCTCTACCGGGTCCTGCACGACAGCCCGAACGCCGACCAGACCGCGTTGGATTTCTGGGAGTTCGGCTGCGCTGCGATTGAGTTGCGCGGCAACATGCACGCCCGCATCGACCGGACGGGTTCGAAGGTTGTGGCCCTCACCCCGATCGGTTGCGTGGTCGAAGCCTACCGCCGGACAGACGGATCAATCGGCTACCGCTGGACGGAAGATGGCAAGAGCTACGACGTCGGGCAGGATCAAGTCTTCCATGTCCGCGGCTTTGGCGGATCCCCCCTTGGCGGGCTTTCGACCCTCTCATTCGGACGAAACGTCTTCGGCCTGGCGACGGCGATCGACAAGGCGGCCGGGGCGACCTTCGCCAACGGGTTGCGCCCCTCGGGCGTGCTGACCTTTCCTACGGTTCTAAAGGACGATCAGCGAGAAAAGACCGAGCGCGGCATTCAGAACAAGTTCATGGGCGCCATGAACGCTGGGCGCCCGATGGTCCTTGAAGCCGGGGTGACCTGGCAGCAGCTCACGATCAACCCCGAAGACGCGCAGATGCTGGAGTCGCGGGGCTTCTCGGTCGAGGAGGTCTGCCGGTTCTTCGGGGTCCCGCCCTTCATGGTTGGCCATACCGAGAAGACCACAAGCTGGGGGACGGGCCTGTCCGAACAGGTTCTGGGCTTCCAGAAGTTCACCCTGCGCCGGCGCCTAAAGCGCATCGAACAGGCCATCGAAAAGCAGCTCCTGACGCCCCAGGACCGGGCGGAGGGCGTGACCGTCGAGTTCAACCTTGAAGGCCTGCTGCGCGGAGACAGCGCTGCCCGAGCGGCCTTTTACACTGCCGGCCTGACGAACGGCTGGATGACGATCAATGAAGTGCGGGGGCTTGAGAACATGCCTCCGGTCCCCGGTGGGGAGGTCCCGCGCATGCAGATGCAGAACGTCCCCATCACTCAGGCCAGCGCCCTTCCGGCGCTGCCGTCCCCTGCCGCCACTCCGGCGAACGCCGCCTAGGAGGCGCACCATGCTGAAGTTCAAGAGCGCTACGACTCTGGCGGTGAAAGCCTGCGGCATCCCGCTGGAGATCAAGGCCGTCGCAGAGGACGGCACGATCGAAGGCTACGGCAGCGTGTTCGGCGTCGTCGACAGCTACGGCGAAGAGGTCATGCCAGGCGCGTTCATCGGCTCTGTCCGCAAGCGCAAGGCGTCCGGCGTTCGGATGCTCTGGCAGCACAACACCGACCAGCCGATCGGGATCTGGAGCGACCTGTCCGAGGACAGCAAGGGCCTCTACGTCAAGGGCCAGCTTCTGAAGGACGTCAGCCCCCAGGCGAACGAGGCCTATGGCCTGCTGAAGGCCGGCGCCATCGACGGGCTGTCCATCGGCTACCGCGAACTGAAGACCGAGCCGCACCCCGGCAAGCCGGGCGTGGTGGCCCTGCAGGAGCTGGACCTGCGCGAGATCAGCGTCGTGACCTTCGCCGCCAATGAGAAGGCGCGGGTCGACGTCGTGAAGTCATGGATCAACGGCGGCGAACTGCCGACCGTCCGACAATTCGAGGAACACCTGAGGGAGTCCGGGTTCCCGAGAAGCCTTGCCGCGGCGATCGCGGGCAAGGCAGCGCCGCACCTTCGGGGGGATCCCGAGGACCAGGCCGAAGACGTTGCCGCGTTCCTGCAAGCCCTGCGGGCCGGCTGAACCCCACCCCTCAATCTATGAGACCTGACATGAAGACGAAGACCCTGCTGGGTTCCTCCAGCATCCTGGGGGCAATGACCCCTGCCGAGCGCGCCATGGGCCGCTATATGCGCGATGGCTCTGGCCACCCGCCGGTCAAGACCGCCGTCGAGATGGCGGAAGAAATCAAGGCCGACCACAAGAAGGCCTGGGACACCGTCAAGGAGATCGCCGAGAAGGCCATCGCCGAGGCGCAGGCCTCTGGGAAGATCTCTGGCGAGGTCAAGGAAAAGGCGGACGAAGCCCTGCTGAAGATGAACGGCTTGGCCGAACAGCTGGCCGAGGTCGAGCAGAAGCTGGCCCGGAAGAACGACGCGGGCGCCGACCGCCCGAAGACCATGGGCGAGCAGTTCGTCGAGAACGAGAAGGTGAAGGCCTTCCTCGATCAGGCGCAGCCCCGCGGCCGCGTGGACTTCCAGACCAAGGCCACCCTGACCTCGGCGACCACCGCGGCGGCCGGCTCTGTCGGCGATGCGATCTTCCCGACGATCCAGCCCGGCATTCTGCCGCTGGCTCAGCGCCGCATGACTGTTCGCGATCTGCTGTCGCAGGGTCAGATGGACGGAAACGCCCTGGAGTACGTCAAGGAGACGGGCTTCACGAACAACGCCGGCATGGTGGCGGAAGGCGGCGCCAAACCGCAATCCGACATCCAGCTCGACCTGATCACCACCACGGCCAAGGTCATCGCCCACTACATGAAGGCGAGCCGGCAGGTCCTGGATGATGTTTCCCAGCTGCGTTCGACCATCGACCAGCGCCTGCTCTACGGCCTTGCCTACAAGGAAGAGACCCAGCTTCTGAACGGCGACGGCACCGGCCAGAACCTGCTCGGCATCATCCCGCAGGCCACGGCCTACGCCGCGCCAATCAGTCTGGCTGACGCCACAATGATCGACGTGATGCGGCTCGCCATGCTGCAGGCGGCCCTCGCCGAATATCCGGCGACCGGCCACGTCATGAACCCGATCGATTGGGCCTACATCGAGACGCAGAAGGACTCGCTCGGTCGCTACCTGATCGGCAACCCGCAAGGCACCACGGCGCCCACGCTCTGGAACCTGCCGGTAGTCACCACGCAATCGATGACGGTCCGCAAGTTCCTCACCGGCGCGTTCAAGCTCGGCGCCCAGGTGTTCGATCGCTGGCAGGCCCGTGTCGAGATCGCGACTGAGAACGAGGACGACTTCATCAAGAACCTCGTCACGATCCTCGCCGAGGAGCGGCTGGCCCTGGCCGTCTATCGCCCCGAGGCCTTCATCTACGGCGACTTCGACGCGGCGCTCTCCTCCTAGTCCTCCCGGCCAACCGCGGCGGCGGTCTTCGTGATCGCCGCCGGCTTCCTGGAAGAACCCCATGACCAAGAAGACCTATCGCGTCGTCCGCGCGCATGAGGGCGATCGTCCCTACGCCGAAGGCGACACGCGCGAAGCCACTGCGGCCGAGGTCAAACACCTCGTCCCGCACGTGCTGGAACCCATCGAACCGGAAGAGAAGGCCGAGGCCGATCTTTCGAACAAGGCCGAGCCGCCGATGGCGAACAAGGCCGATAACGCGCGATCCGGCAAGTAGCCCATCGCCCCCTTAGGCGCTGCGGCGCCGCCCCAAGGAGATCGACATGCGTCGCTTCAAGCTTTCCGTGACCACGGCTGCCGACGGCAGCGCCACGGCCTACACTCCCCGGGTGTCGGGCAAGATCAACAGCCTGACCTACGTGCCCGACGGCTCGAACGCCTACGCCACGACCGTGGACATGACGATCACGTCCGAAGCCACTGGCGAGGCGATCGTCTCGCGCACCGACGTGTCGGCCGGCTTCACCACTTATCCGCGGTCCAACACGGCGTCGGCCGGCGGCGTGGCATCGCTGTTCGCCGCCTCCGGCACCGCCGTGCAGGACAAGATCGCGCTCGGCAACGACCGTGTGAAGATCGTTCTGGCCCAAGGCGGCAACGCCAAGGTCGGCGTGTTCCACATCCTGATCGAGTAGCCGTGTCCGTAGTCGTCATCACGCCTCCAGAACCCTTCGTGGAGCTGGACACGGCCAAGGCGCATCTGCGCGTGGAGACGGCGGCGGATGACGACCTGATCGAGGCGTATATCGCCGCGGCCTGTGGGCACATCGACGGGCCTGGCGGCTGGCTGGATCGGGCGATCGCAGAACAGACCTTGGAGCTGCGGACCTGCAGCCCTTGGGGCACGCGCTGCGATCGGCTGAGCCTGCCTTACCCGCCCGTGATCGCTGTCGCGTCCGTCGTCTATGACGATCTCGACAGCGCCGAGCAGACGTTCGATCCGGCTGGCTACCGCGTGACTAGCCTAGGCGAGATCGAGGTGCTCAGCGGCATCCCGTGGCCGAGCACACGGCTGGGCAGCGACAATCTGCGGATCCGCTACAGCGCTGGATGCGCCACCATCCCCCCCGCCATCACGGCAGCCGTTCTGCTGATGGTGGGCGACCTGTACGCCAACCGTGAGACCAGCGGTGTCGGCACGCTTTCCGAAATCCCCATGAGCACGACCGTGAAGGCGCTCCTCGCGCCCTGGCGAGTCTGGAACGTCTAGGAGCCTCCAATGGCCGATCTGACCGTAACCCCGGCAAACGTTGTTCCGGGTTCGAATGCTTCCACCATGCAGGGCACGGCTGGCGAGACGATCACCGCCGGCAAGGCGGTCTATCTCAGCCCGACCACGAAGAAGTGGATGCTGGCGGACAGCGATTCCGTGACGACCGCCGCGCGTGACGCCGTGGCCGTTGCGCTCACCGGCTCCTCGCTCAATCAGCCCATCGTTGTGCAGAAGGGCGGCGACGTGAACCCTGGCGCCACGATGATCGCGGGAGTGTCCTACTATGTCAGCAACACCGCCGGCGGCATCTGCCCCGACGCGGACGTGGGCACAGGCGAAGAGGTCGTTCTGGTCGGCATCGCCACGACCACCACGAACCTGGCCCTGCAATTCAAGTCCAGCGGCGTCGTTCGCTAGGCCCCATGTGGGTTCGGTTTCTCCGCGATTTCATCTGCGTGCCGGAGGACCGCCGAACCTCCTTCGGCTTCAAGGCCGGCTACAAGGGCAACGTCCGCCGCATCTGCGCCGACAAGGCGATTGCGGCCGGCGCGGCCGAGCCCGTGAACACACCGCCACGAGGTGACCATGCCCGGTAGTGGTGCTCTTGACCGCCGCGTGGTCTTCCAACAGCGGGCCGTCGACGACAACGGTGACCGCCTGGGCGATTGGGAAGACGCCTTGCCGCGCTGGTGCCAGATCACCTGGCTTAGGGGCGGGGAGGGCGTTCTGGACGGACGGCTGGCCGGAAACGCGCCGGCTATCCTGACGGTGCGGGATGACCCCGAGACGCGGCGGCTGAACAACGCCTGGCGCGCCCGAACCGAAAGCGGCATCGCGGCGACGTTCGATATCAAGGGGCCGGGCACGCCGTCGAAGGACGCCGGGTTCATCGATCTCCTAGCGACCGCTGGGGCCGAGCTGAGGGGTGCGGATGAGTAGCCCGGCCTCTGCCTTCAACGCCGCCGAGGAAGCCGCCCTGCGCGCCTCCACGGCCCTGCGAACCGCCATGGGCGGGGCGATCAGGATCTATCACGAGGTCCCGACGAACGCGCCGCTTCCGTATGTGGTCCTGGGTCAGCACGAAATCGACCCGGTGCTTGATGGAGACGATAGCTGTGGCGAGGCCTGGGCGGTTGTCTCCACGGTGAATTGGTGGGCCGCGCTCACCGGGTCTGTGAAGGGCTCCGAGACGGCCCGCGCCATGGGAGCGGCAATCTATCAAGCTCTGCGGCCTGGCCTGACGGTGGCTGGTTTCGCGACCGTCCTGACCGCGGTGGAAACGCCAGAGCGCTACTCCACCGACGCTGATCTTTCGACACACGGCCTCCTGGCCCTGCGTCACGAGTTGACGGCCCTAGAGCCCGTCTAGCCCACCCGCCGGCATAGGCACCCGGCACCATCGGCCCGTCGAGATGACGCGCCCGTCCCCAGAAGGAGCCTGCCAATGGCGGCTGTCAAAAACGCCAAGGGCGTTAAGCTGTTGCTCAAGGTGGGCGATGGCGGATCCCCGACTGAGAATTTCGCCACGTACTGCTCGGTCAATGCGGCCCGTGGGATCACGTTTACGGCCGCGGCCAACGAGATCAACATCCCGGATTGCGCCGACCCGGAAAAGATCGCCTGGCTTGCCCGCGAGAAGTCCAGCCTGTCGGTGGGCGTCACCGGCGCCGGGATGCTCAACACCCCCGACCTGGGCGCGTTCTACGACTGGCTGACCAGCGAGGACTCGCGGAACGTCCAGATGGTGGTGGACGTGCCCGGTGCGGATGGCGGCGTCACCTTTAGCGGCGCCTTCCATCTCACCGAGTTCGCGGTGACCGGCGACGTCGGCAACCGGATCCAGGTCAGCATCACGCTGGCGTCGGATGGCGAGGTCGTGAAGGGCGTTAACTCGTAGTGGCGAGCCCGGTACAGATCGACTTCGGCGGCGAGGAGCGCAACTTCCTCTGCCGCATCGGCGAGCTGCGGAAGATCGAGGAGAAGTGCGGAGTCGGCGTGTTCGAGATCGCGGGAAGCCTGGGCCGGGTGGTTCAGGTTCTCCGTGAGAAGCCGAACGCCACGCTGTTCGAGCAGGTCATCTACATGGCCGGCACGAAGGCAGACTTCATCCGCGAGCCGATCTATCAGTGCCTGGTCGCGGGCGGCATGCCCTCCGGCGAGGCGACGATGCTGGTACGGCAGGAAGTCGATGAGCAGGGCTTCGTCGGTCTGGTGCAATCGGCCTCCGTAGCTTTGGTGGCGCTGATCGCTGGCGTCTCTATTCCCGACAAGGAGAAATCCGAGGGGGAGCTGGCAGGGGCGCCGAAGGCCCCGAAGGACTCGACTTCGGGCAAATCTACCGAAACGGGGGCGCGCTCGGCTGGACGCCGGAGCAAGTCGACCGCCAAGGCCTCTGGGAGTTCGGCGAAGCCGTAGCGGGCTGGAACGCGGCGCAAGGCGGTGACGACGGATCGACGCCGCCGACCGAAGCCGAGTTCGATGATATGGTGGAGCGGCTGGGTTAGCCGAGGAACGGATCGACTACGCTTGCTGGAGCGATTGCGGCCGGCGGCACGTCACGGCCACAGAAGCGGCAGACCACGGCCTCTCGCCGGATGATCTCGGCGCAGCTCGGACACTGCCGGCCGCCTTCGGCAATCTGACGCTGATCCACGGCGCGCTGATCGGCCTTCATGATCAGGGCGTGGGGCAGGGCGACGATGAAGATCGCGGCGCCGTAAATCCACCAGAGGAAGAAGTTTCGCCCCTTGCTGGAGGCTATCGCCGCCGGCAGCAGCCCAATCACCACGGCGATCAACAGAATTTCCATCGGCGGTAGAAGTAGGCCGCCAGTGGCCATCAGCCAAGGGGCGAGGCATGGCCCAAGACGCCGCAGCCGTCGTGCGACGATTCAACCGCATCCCCGACGCCGTGAAGCGGGCGATTGAGCCGGCGTTGAAGCGGGAGGTCGATGATCTGGTGGCCGCCCAGCGTCGGGCCGCGCCAGTCGGAAATCCCGCTGAAGGCGACGACAATCCCGGCAAGTTCAGGGACTCGATCCACGCTTACCCCAACCCGAAAAGACCCTTGTCCTTCCGGATCATCGCCGACGCGAAGGATGTGAAGGGCCACTTCATCGGCTCGCACATCGAATACGGCCACCGCACGGTGAACGGCCAGCACGTGGTCGCCAGCCCCAGCTTTTGGCCGATCTACCGAGCCTTGCGGAAGCCGATGCGCCGGCGCCTGAACAAGGTGGCGCGCGACGCCGTGAAGGCGGTCTGAGGAGAAGCCCATGGCTGACAGTGACGGCCAGGCCCTGCTGCTTCAGGTTTCGGCGGACATCTCTGGTCTCGAACGCCAGATGCGTCGGGCCGGGATCGTAGTCGATGAACAGACGGGTGTGATCACGCGCCGCGTCAATCGCATGAAGCACGATGTCGAGGGGTCCCTTGGCAGCATCAATGTCGCTGGCGCCCTTGGCCGCGTGTTCGACCGCAGCCGGCTCGCGGTGCTTGAACAGGGCGCGGCGCGCATCAGCGTTTTCGGTTCAGCGCTGGAGTCCCTTGGTCCCGCTGGATTGGCGGCAGGCGCCGGCATCGCAGGCTTGGCGGTTGCCTTCACCCAGGCACGCGAAGCCGCTGCCTTTGCGGACGCCATCGGGGACACGGCCAACCGGCTTCACGTCACGACCGACGCCCTGCAGGAATACCGCTATGCGGTGCGCTTGGCCGGCGGCGAGGAGCACGGGGCCGATGAGGCTTTGGGTGCATTCTCCGTCACGCTCGGCAACGCGCAGGCGGGCCTTGGCCGGGCCGTCCGAGCCTTCACGTCCCTCGGGTTCACGACGGCGCAGATCAACGGCTTCCACAGCACGGAAGAAGCCCTTGAGGCTGTAAACCGGCGCATCAACGAGCTTGGCAGCAACTCTCAGCGCGACTCGATTATCAGCCGCTTGGGCCTGGACGGCATGGCTCCGCTGATCAATGCCGGCGCCGATGCCATGGACCATTTCCGCGCCCAAGCTCGGGCGGCTGGGATCGTCATGGACGCCGACCTGATCCGCCGCGGCGGCGAGTTGAACGACCAGTTCGAGACCTTGAACCAAGCAATCGCCGTGCAACTGCACAGCGCCTTTGTGGATCTCGGCCCGGTCCTTCTGCAGCTCCTCGGCTACCTGGCGCAAATGGCGCGGTTCATCGCCGACACGGTGGACGGTCTTCGGTCAGTCGAGAACCGTTCGACGCGCGGGCTTGAGCAGCAGCGCGCGGCGCTGATTGCCCAGATCAACCAAGTTCAGGCGAACAACAGCGGTCCCGCTGGCGACACGATCATCCGGGAGAACCTCGGGCACCTTCAAGAGATCGATGCGCAGCTTGCAGCTCGCCGCGCCACTGCGACAGCGCCGCCGCCGCCTCGTGGCGATCGTCACCTTGAGCCGGCCGCACACCCGACGCACACGCCTCACGCCCCCGCCGGCCCGAACCCCGAAGACGTCCGACGCCGCGGCCTGGACGCCATCGCTGCCGCCGATCAAGAGCTGCTCAACGCGCAGAAGGCCGAATTGCAGGCCCAACTCGCCGCGACGGACAACGTCGAGGAGCAAGGCCGCCTTCGTGGTCAGATCACCGACATCGAGCATCAGCTTCGAGAGGTGGCGAACCAGAAGGTGATCGACGATCTGAACAGTCAGGTCGCGCGCCACCAGATTAGCCGTGCGGATGCCAACACTGCCATTGCGACTCGCCGGCAGGCCGATGCCGCGCAGGCTCAAGCCGAGACGGCGGAACGCGCGCAGCAGGATCAGGCAACCGACTTCGCGCTGACCCAGCAGACGTTCAACAGCCATGCGGAACTTCTGCAACTCGGCATCCGCCTCCGAGACGCCCAAGCCCAGCTTTCGACGAGCGCGCAGGCCCGCGCTGACGCGGCGGTTCAGAGCTTCCGCGACCAGCAAGAGATCGACGCCAACAACTACTCGGAACAGCAGCGTGAGGCTCGGCTTCGGGGCGAGATTACCCAGGCTGTAGAGCGCGAACGCATCGCCGCCTTCGCCGCCGCGCAGGCCGCCGAACTTGCGGCCCAACAGGATCAGCAGCGCCGGCAGGCGAACCCCCTCTACGACTACGGCCACCCACTCCAGGACGTGAACACCGACCTACAGTCGGCCGCGGTCAATGGCCTCCAGGCTTTCAACCAGGGCCTGACCGACGCAATCACCGGGGCCAAGAGTCTCGGCGACGTCTTCCACGATGTCGCGCTGCAGATCATCGCCGACCTCATCAAGATCGCGATTGAGCGCAACATCACTGAGCCGCTGGCAAACATGCTCTTCGGCGGTGGAGGAGGAAGCGGCAGCGCCGGCGGAGGCTTCAATCTTCTCAGTGCTGCGGCATCGCTCTTCGGCGGCGGGACGCCTGCCCACAACGCCACTGGCACGGACAACTGGCGCGGCGGCCTCACGTGGGTGGGCGAGAGCGGCAAGGAGCTTTTGAACTTGCCGCGCGGCTCTCAGATCATCCCCGGCTCAAGGGTGTCGGCCTTGGGCAATGCAGCCCACGCGGCCCAGCAGATCATCGTCCAGAACTACCACCTTCATGCTGAAGGCGCGGTCACGACCGACGAGTTGATGGCCGGCTTCGACCGCCAGATGCGTGTGATTTCCGCGCAGAACACGGCGGCCGGATACAGGCAGGCCCGCAAAGATACTCCGAGCTGGGTGGCGCAGCGCCAAAGAGAGCGAAGAGGACTTTAGCTGCTCTAGGGGTGGATTGGCTGGCCGGCGCGGAGAGACGCGCGCTGGGCAAAAATCAAGGCCCGCAGGTCGACGCCAGCCGGGCAAGTGAAGGTGGCCTCCCAGGTCACTTCATTGTCGAGGGTGTAGGCGTCGGTCACCGTGCAGCCGACCGGCCGCGTCAGTTCTTCGGCCGCCGCAACCCAGACCGGCTTGGGCATGTTCAGGTTTGCTGCGTTGAACGTCAGCCCTTCAAGCAGGCCTTGTCCCATTGAAGCCCCGAGGGGTCGTTGCAGCATCAGGTCGTTTTCGCGCGGGTGGACCCAGACACGGAACGTGTGGCCGCGGGCGTGAACGACAGCGTCTCCGGTGCCGTGGTCGTATTCGCTCATTCGGCTGAAGCTGGCGCACCCGGCCAACAGCAAGCACGCCGCGAGTAGAATCGTCGTCCGCATAGGTCATCTCCCCAGCACCCTAGCGGCGACCGTATGCGCGCCAACGTAGTGTTTGCAAGATGAGAGGCGCGAATGCCGGACGTCCTCCCTTGGTGCTTCACCAACCGCGCCGAATGCGTCTGGGATCTGCCTGGGGCTTTTACGTCTGGCGGCGTCTCGACCTTCGGCGGCGCCCCCATTCAACGCAGAATGGACGGCGGCGGTTCGTGGCGCATGTCGATGAAGAGCGTCCTGCTTCTCGACCGCAACGACCAGCGGCTGTGGGCGGCCCTGATGGCGAACTGGAACCTCGGTGATCTCCAGATCGAGGTGCCCGTGCAGTGGTCGCGCCGGAACGCCAGCTTCAGCCCGTTCGAGGCCGTGCCGTTCTCCGATGGCGTGCCGTTCGACGACGTGACACTATTCGCCGGCGGGACAGCCAATGGGACCCTGGCCGCGGACGTCGCACTGCGAGCAACCACGGCACAGATCAAGCTTCCTGTCGGCGCAGCGCTGATGGGCGGCGAGCCCTTCACCCTCGTCGGCTCTACCGGCGCCCGGCTCTATGACGTGGCGCGAGTGACGAGCGTGGTCGCCGATCCAACCGGCGACACAGCCACCATCAGGTTCGGACCGCCAGCGCGAGAGGATTACGCCTCAGGCGCAACCGTCGACTTCGGCAACCCGCGCTGCCTGATGCTGGCGCAACCGCAGACCGATGGTGCGGCCCCGGCCTACGGACGCTCACGGGCGACGTCTGCGAGCATGGTGTTCTGGGAGTCGCCCCCATGATCGGCGAGAGCGACGACGCTTACGTTCCCGACACCCTCTCGGTCGCGTTCTTCTGGCTGCTGAAATGCGGGACGCCTGACCAGTGGGTGCGCTTCTGGTCCGGCTTCGGAAACTATCCCCACGCGGCGGACGCAATCGACACCAGGGGCGGGATCTACACCGGCCTGGGGGATCTACAGGGCCTGCCTGAATTGGCGCTGGCGCTCAACGGCGCTTTCTCCGGCCTGGAGTTCTCGCTGTCTGGACTGACGGTTGAGGCCTTGGTCTTGGCCGGCGTCGATCGTGACCTTGTCGATGGCGCGTCCATCCACGTCGGAATGCGTGATCTCGGTCCCTTCTTCGAGCCCGTGGGCGGCACGGACTGGCTGATGCGTGCCATTGCAGGGAAGCCGCGGACGAAGCGCCAAGGCACGCCGCCTCAAGCTGTCCGAACTGTCACCCTGCCGGCCACCTTGGCCTTTCAGGACACCAACCTGACGGCCAGCCAATTCCTGACGCCCACGGGTCAAAGAGCGCGATCGGCGGACGACGCCTTCTGCGATCTGACGCCGGCGTATAGCTCCAACTCCACTGTGAAATGGCCGGCATAGACCGCCTGTCTCGCCTCTCCCTCTATCTGCACAAAGCCGCCCGCGTCCCCTTCGTCTGGGGCGAGTTCGACTGCCTGTGCGGGTTCGTGTCGGGCTGGGTTGATCAGGAGCGGGGCGGCGACAGCGCCGGAGCCTTCAGGGGTTCTTACGACGACGAGGAAGGCGCTGCGCGGGTCATGGAAGCCTGTGGCGGCATGGGCGCGCTCATCGGAGCCTGCGCCGGTGAGGCGGGCTGTACGCCCACGACAGAGCCTGCGGCGGGAGATATCGGCATGGTGAAAGTCGGGGGGCTCACGGCCGGCGCAATTCGCACGGGCAAAGGATGGGCCGTGCTGCGTATCGGCGGCGGCTATTCGGTCTCTCGGCTGCGTCACGTCTCGGCCTGGGCGGTCTGATGCCGCCGCTTGCTGCGTTCATCGCCTCGACACTGACGGCTGTCGGCGTCCCGGCGGCCACCGCCATTACCGCGGCGACGATCATCGTCAACGTCGCGACGGCTGCGGCGCTCTCGTTGATCACCGCTGAGCTGACCAAGCCGCCTGGTCCCGAAGCCGGCAAGAGCACGGTGAAGCAGGCCCAACCGCCGCGGCGCTACGGCATCGGCAAGGCCCGCGTCTCCGGCTTCTTCATGCTGCGGGAGGCGATCGAGAACCGCCTTTATCGAGTGATCTCGCTGCCGGAGGGTCCGGTGGACCACTACGGCCAAGCCTGGCTGAACGATGACGCGGTGACGATCACAGCGGGCGTCGTTCAAGGCCTGGCCGATGGCCGCTACTTCACCGGCAAGGTTCTCTGGGACACCCGGTTCGGCGAGGAGACCGAAACCAACTACGCGAGCGCGTCGGCGGCTTTCCCGAGCCTGTGGCCCTCTACGGCCCGCGGCGACGGCATCCCGTCGATGTACCTGCTCTGCACGAACGGCAAGCTGGAGGACGTCCCCAAGGACTTCCCGAATGGCGAGCCCGATCCTTCGATCGAAGCCTTCTTCCGCGCCTATGACTGGCGTGATCCCGGCCAGGACATCGACGACAACACCACCTGGACCTATTCAGCCAACGCCATCGTCAACGCGGTCAACGTCTGCTGGCGGCGGTTCGCCATGGATTGGGAGACGTGCTTCGCGCCCAATCTGGCCGACCTGACGGTCGAGGCGAACAAGTGCGACGAGGCGGTGGCCCTGAAAGGCGGCGGGACCGAACCCCGTTACGAGAGCGGCTTCTTCTTCGACGCCACCAACGCCTTCGGCGATGTCCTGCCGATCCTGCTGAGTGCTATGGACGGGCATTTCGCGCAGCGGCGCGACGGCTCCTACATGATCCGCTGCGGCCACTTCTACACGCCCACGGTCACGCTGGGGGACCGCGAGGTCTGGGACTACGAGTTCGATCCCGGCCCGACGCCGGACGCCCTGCGCAACTGCCTGACGGTCAGCTACACCGACCCATCAAACGCGTATTCGAAGGTGCAGACAGCCGATTGGGCGGACGATACGAGCGTCCTAAAGGTCGGCGAAAAGCGCGACGACTTCTATCCGTCTGCCGTCCAGAGCAACGGTCAGGTCCGCCGGCTGGCGAAGCGCCAACTCTCTCGGCTCATGGCGGCATCCGGCTCGATCCGGTGTCCGCTCTCTGCCCGGCGTGCATTGGGCGAACGCTACATCGGCCTGAACATCTCCGAGTGTGACGACCTCAACGGCGTCGTGGTGGAGTTGGGCGAGCCGACGATCGACCTGACCGGAGCAGGGTCCATCTCGTGGCCCTTCACCCTGGCCGATCCGAACATCGACGCCTGGGACCCTGCGACGGAAGAGGGCGACGGGGTTCTAAGCGTTGATCGCCCGACGCCCGTTCCCCTGGACGTTCCCACGATTTCGAGCATCGCGTCGTTCTTCGGCAGCATCGGCTCCGGCGATGGCACGCGGCTGGCGATCAACGCCATGGGGCCGGATCGGGAAGACCTGACGTGGTTCTACCGGTGGCGCGTGCACACGGACACGGCCTGGGTCGAGGCGCAGACCACCGACGCCGACCCGCTCCTGCCGGTCCTGTTGAACACAGGCTTTGTCGAGGCCAACACGCTGCTTGACGTGGCGGTGGCTTACAAGACCGGCGGCGGCACGCTTTCCGACTGGAGCACCACGGCCACCGTCGACTCCACCGTCGTCACCCCCGGCCAGATGAACTTCGTCAGCCCGGCCAACAGCGGCCTTCTGGCCGTGCTGCTCCAAGGACTTTGACATGACCACGTCCATCATCGTGAAGGACCACACGGGCACAGACGTCACCGTCGATCTGCCCGCTGGCGCCGTTGCCGATGCGGCGGTTTCCGATCCGACCGCGTCAGGCTCTCTCGTCGCACTGGCGAAGGGCAAGCTGACACTGCTTGGCGGGGTGACGGAGACCGCGCCGGCCTCGGACACCGCGTCGTCGGGGCTGAACGGCCGGCTGCAGCGGATCGCGCAGAACATCACCACGGCGATTGCGTCGCTGGCCTCGATCCTCGCCAAGCTGCCGTCGCTGGGCACAGCTGGCACGCCCTCATCGAATGTGATCAGCGTGCAGGGCGTCTCGTCGGGCACGTCCATCATTGTCGGCGGGCCAGTTGCCGGCGGCGCGACCGCTGGCGGCAATCCCGTTCTGGCTGGAGCCGATTTCAACTCGACCTTGCCGACCTATACGACTGGACAGCGCGGGGGCCTTCAGGTCACCAGCCGCGGCTCTCTGCGGACCTATCTGACGGGGGCCGTCTCTGCGGCTGGCGACGGGCAGGCGGCGGTTCTCGTTATCGTGGGCCGCGATGATGCGACCGGCGGGGCTGGTTTCCTCGGCACCATGTCGTTCGTCTACAATGGCGCCACGCTCGACAAGGTGAAGAAGCCAGTAGCTGCCAGCACCAAACGCCTTCTCTCGGCTGCCGCCAGCACGAACGGGGACTTCGCGAAGGCCAGCGCTGGGGATGTGTTCAACATCAACGGCTACAACGCCGCCGCCTCGGTGCGCTTCCTGAAACTCTATAACAAGGCGTCGGCGCCGACCGTGGGCACCGACACCCCGGTCCTGACCATTGCCCTGCCGCCCGGCGCGTCGTTCAGCCACTCCTGGCCCGCTGGCCTCTACTTCTCGACCGGCATCGCCTTCGCGCTGACGACGGGTGCGCCGGACGCTGACACCGGCGCCCTGACGGCGGCCGATGTCGTGGGGCTGAACGTCGTCCTGCAATAGCCGTTGTGTCTGGTCTGATCGCCAGCCCCGAAATGTGGTAGTTCAATCGCATCAGCGTCGGATGACGCCGAAGCCCTACGATGGAGTTCGCCATGGCGGACGTTGACGCCCTCAAGACGGCGTTTCGACCCTACAAGGTCGATGGCGTTCCCGCGTCTGGCGAGAACGAACCGGACAAGCCGGAGATTCGTGCTGGCCTCGATGTCCTCCAAGCCGGGCTCGATGGGTTGGTCGGCGCGATCACCGACGCCGGCATGGTCATCCCCTTCGCGACGCAGGCGAACCGCGATGCTGACCTGAACCACGCTGCGGGTACCTGGGCGATCGTGTTCGCCGACAGCACCTCTGCGAACAACGGCTACAGCCAGAAGGTCGGGGCAAGCGGCACAGGCTCGTGGTCCTTCAAGGGCCCGGCGCCCGGCAAGGCCTACTCCGACGCCGCGGCGGCCAGCGCTTCGGCGGCAGCAGCCTCCGCCACAGCCGCGGCCACCTCAGCGTCGGGCATCGGCGCCGTCCTGCCGACGCTCTCCACCTTCACCACGCAGACCACCACGCTCGACAGCGGCCATTACATCAACGGCGCTGGCGCGGCGGTCGCGAACGCCTCCTACGCCAACCGCGGCATGGTGCTGACCGGCGCCGAAGGGACGATCGAGGTTACCGCCTTCACGGTCCTCACCGGGAACAACCTGGCGGTCTTCTACTCTGACAGCGGGGGCACGACTTTCCTCAGCGGATCCACGCAAAAGGGCAGTGTCAGCGGCACGCAGTACACCGACGAGCCCGTCACAGTGCCGCCGTCGGCCCGATACGTGCGGATCAACACGACGGCCACCGCAGCCAGCGCGAGCGGGATCAAGACCAACATCGTCGCCCCGAACATCGCCACAC